CCTACTGCATACGGTAGTGTATTGGTTTATGGTTTGATTGACGAACTGATGCCTACCAGTGTTCACGACATCAAAACAACCGGTAGTTATACCGTGGGAAAGTTCAAAGATCACCACCAGCATTTAGTTTATCCTTATGCTCTTATGCAGAATGGGTCGGATGTACGGACATTTGAGTATAACATTGTAGAGTTCAACAAAGGCGGTTATGTGGTAGATACCTATACAGAAACATACGTTTTCAATCCTGAACGTGATATTCCTATTCTTACTAATCATTGTGAGGAGTTTATCCGGTTCTTGGAAGAAAACAGAGAACTTATAACCGATAAAAAGATTTTTGGAGGAGAAAATTAATGGCAAACCAAATAACCGGACGGATAATCGAAATTGGACAAACCGTTCAAATACCATCCAAAAACGGTGGTTCCTCATTTACAAAACGGGAGTTTATTTTAGATGCTACTACTTACGACCCTTATACGGGAGAGCGTAGCGAGTATGAAAACATTATTCCCTTAGAGTTTTCAGGCGATAAGTGTGCAGAACTTGACCGCTTTAATCAGGGTGATGTTGTTACTGTATCATTTGTCTTACAAGGTCGTTCGTGGACGAACTTGGATGGAGAACTTAAACGTATGGCATCCATTCGATGTTATAAGATAGAGGCACGTGGTGGTGTATCACAACCTCCCCAAACTGCACCTGCACAACAGCCTGTTCAGCAGCCGACGCCACAGTCTACCTATCAACAACTGCCGGATTTTCCGCCTCCTGTTGATGCGAATGGTAATCCCAAGGACGATTTGCCATTTTAGCGTATGATTTTCGACTTGAAGAATGAATATATGGAAGAAATTTGGAAAGATGTAAAAGGATATGAAGAGTTATACCAAGTGTCTAATTATGGTCAGATACGTTCAGTTGATAGAACTGTTGGATATAGGTATAAAGGAAAACAAAGGATATACAAAGGTCGTATGTTAAAGCAAGTTGTAAGAAATGGATATTTATCTGTAAGTTTATCGAAAGAAAATAAACTAAAACAGAAAAATATTCATCGACTTGTTGCCGAAGCCTTTCTACCTAATCCATTTAATTTACCTGTAATTAATCATATAGATGAAAATAAGAAGAATAATATGGTTTCTAATTTGGAATGGTGCTCTTGTGCCTATAATACAAATTATGGTAGCGGTAGAAAGAAACAAGCAGAATCTCAACAGAAGGTAGTATTGCAGTATGATAGGAGTGGAAATTTATTAAATCAGTATCCATCTGCAACGATTGCGGCATTAAAAAATGGCTATAATCTTAAAACTATATCTCAATGTTGTCGAGGACATATTAAAAGTGCATATAATTATATATGGAGGTATAAATATGATATTTAACCTAAATAATTCTTTTGAACATGATAGGTTTAAAGAGTATGTAAATCAATTATATAAGCAAAAGGCTATTGTGGAAGTGAAAAAGAAACTACCTAACCGCACGCTTGCCCAAAATAGCTACTTGCATCTTCTTTTAGGGTATTTCGGTAGTGAATACGGTTGCAGTCTCGACGAAGCCAAGATTGACTTCTATAAGAGGACTTGCAACCGTGATTTGTTTGAACGTAAGACGGTCAACAAGAAAGGCAATGAAGTAACCTATTTGCGCAGTTCTGCCGAGCTGACAACAGGTGAAATGACTTTGAGTATTGACCGTTTCCGTAATTGGAGTGCATCAGTGGCAGGTATCTATCTGCCGGCTGCGAATGAACATCAAATGCTGATATACGCCCAGCAGGAAATACAAAGAAATCAAGAATTTATTTAGTTATGATAGAAACAAGAAAAACAGAAATCAGGTATGTGACATCTGACCCGAAAAAGATGCTCAACATGTACCTTGCAAAACGTGTCCTCAAAACATGGGAGGAATCTTTCATTGATGAAGATACAGGTGAAACAGTAACCATCGAACGGAATGAAATTCTTTTTGACCGTGGCACGCTGATAGACCAAGACACTTTGGCGAAAATTCGTTTCAGTATGGAAGCTGACGGCATTAAGGAAGTGGAAGTCAGCAACCAGAACCGCTTGGCATTCGAGAACGAGAACAAATTCTTATATCCCTATCTTGCACAGGCACAAATAGGGGACAAGAAACATAAGTTCCTGCTGTATGCCACCGGATTGGAAAATTCTTGTAGTATCTTGAAAGATTACATCGAACTAAACTATATGTTCGGATTCACCTTGACAATGGTCAAGGAGTTCGATTCTTGCGTGATTCTTACTGACAATTTGAAAGAACGCAAGGTAGATGATGCCACCCTCGAAGAATTAAAAGATACATTCCTTTTAAACGATTCTGTAACGGAAGAAGATGAAGAAGAGGGAGATTCCAAGCCCAATGAAAAGAAATTCTATCAGATTGAGACGAAAATCACATTCACGGATGGGGAGAATGAAGACGAGAGAGTTCAGACTTTTGTCGTGAACACCTTCAACGTTGACAGAGCAATGATGCTTATTACCCACTATCTCAAAAACAAAGAGGAAGAATGTGAGAAACAAGCCAAAGAAAAGGGACATGAGTTCAGAAAGAGGGAAATCCATACAGCCATTGAATCTGCTAAACCTATCCCGGTCGGGCGTTTTATTCCGAAAGAGTTTTCAATGGCTTATATGGAATAACTTTGTTAACCTGCCTGCTCGGTCTGTGAAGATATGGCAGGCGAACATGGAGAAGTGACGGAATTGGTAGACGTTAATCAAGATGTGAGGTGCAAAATTCCAGGATAACCGTTAATAACCAAGCCGGCAACCTGCGAGACATCTTAGGTAGAATGATTTAAAATCATATAACCGCAAAAACACCACTCGTCCCGGTTCGAGCCCGGGCTCTCCACATAAATGTGAGCCACACATAAATGGCAAGGGTTAGTAAATAATGGTTGTGCCCCGGAGAATACGCTTCGGGGCTTTTAATGGAAAATTATGGATGAATTATTAACTGGTAAGATTTGCCCTTATTGCGGTAGGTCTACTGAATACGTGGATAGTTCTGTAATCTACGGACGCTCCTACGGTATGATTTACCTCTGCCGAGATTGTAGGGCTTATGTCGGAGTACACAAGGGTACAGACCAGGCGTTAGGGCGTTTGGCAAACGCGGAACTAAGGGAAGCCAAGAAAGAAGCCCACTTCTACTTCGACCAGGTAGCTAAGACCAATCTTATCAATAAAATTTGGAAGAAACATATCCCCAACACTTCAAACAGAAACAAAGCCTACCTGTGGCTATCCAATCAACTGGGCATACCACGTGAGCTTTGCCATATCGGAATGTTTGATGTGGAGGATTGTAAACAAGTTGTTGAACTGTGTAAACCAATAATAGAAAACTATGGAAAATAAAGCAGTAGCATTTATAAAATCAAACGAATGGTTTAAGTCCACTATGGTAGAGCATGGAACGCATAACGGATATGTGGCTGTTCCCTCTGCGAACAAATATCATGGAATGTCTTATTTTGATATTGATGATATAAGTGTACATGGAGGTATCACATTTTCAGAACCGGCAATAAGCGGTGAAGAATCTATCGGAAGCAAAAGGAAAATTAATTCCAAGTATGTCGGAAAAAGAAATCCCATATTGGATGATGTGGAATTCATTACCGATAATACGGAAATAGGTGATGACTGGTGGATATTCGGGTTTGACACATTCCATTATGGAGACAATGAATATGACTGGGACAAACAAGCCGTCGTTCAAGAGACAAGGTACTTGATGAAACAATTGGACAAATAGAAAATGCCGTACTACATAAAACGAAAGGCTAAGAAGAAAGACAAGCCTTTACCTCTGTTTGATAAAGCAGGGATAACAGTAAAGAAGAAGCCGGATTTGAAAGCTAAGCTCGACAAAGAGTTTTCCCTTTTCATCCGGCTTCGTGATTGTATGCCAAACGGTTCCTTCCGATGTATATCATGTGGACAGATAAAGCCGTTTACACAAGCGGACTGCGGGCACTATTTCAGTCGTACACATTTGGCAACACGGTTTGATGAGAATAATTGCCATGCCGAATGCCGGCACTGCAACAGGTTCAAAGCCGACCATTTGGAAGGCTATCGGGTGAATCTAATTGCTAAAATCGGTCAACAGAAATTTGACTTGCTGAAAGTGAAAGCTGCCGGCACTTCCAAAATGACTGATTTTGAGTACGAACAGCTAATCAAGTATTACAAAACACTTAATAAAAAGTTACGAAAGGAGAAAGGGCTATGAGTTATGTATTACGAGATTACCAACAGAAAGCCTCTGATGCTGCCGTTTCTTTCTTCAATAACAAGGCGAAGAAAACAAATGCTATTATGGTGTTACCTACGGGCAGCGGAAAGTCGCTTATCATAGCGGATATAGCTGCAAGGCTTGACGGTCATACCTTGGTGTTCCAGCCCTCGAAGGAAATACTCGAACAGAATTTCAAGAAACTCTGTTCATACGGTATTCTTGATTGCAGTATCTATTCAGCATCCTTTAACTCAAAGGAGATAAGCCGGATAACATTTGCCACCATCGGCAGTGTGAAGAATCATCCCGAACTGTTTACCCACTTCAAGAACATCATTGTGGATGAATGTCATCTTGTAAACCCCAAAGAGGGAATGTACAAGGATTTTTTTGATGCAGTGAAGTGTAAGGTTCTTGGGCTGACAGCAACGCCATACCGTTTAAGCTCCAGTCGTGATTTCGGCTCCATGCTGAAATTTATCACTCGGACAAAACCTCATGTCTTTTCAGAGGTCATTTATCATGTACAGGTATCAACCCTATTAGATATGGGCTACTTGGCGAAGTTGGATTACTATTCAATGAATCCTTCAGGGTGGAATGAACTTAACTTGAAAGTAAATACTACTGGTGTCGACTATACGGATAGGTCAGTTCAAAAAGAATATGAACGGATAGGCTTCTACGGTTATCTCGTTCATATCGTCCAAAGGCTGATGAATCCCAAAGCCGGAGGAAAACGGAAGGGTATTTTGGTCTTTACCCGTTTTTTGAAAGAAGCGGAACGGTTAACGATGTCAATACCCGGTTGCGCTATCGTTTCAGGTGATACTCCTAAGAAAGAACGTGAACATATTCTTGAGGCGTTCAAAGCTGGTGAAATTCCAGTAGTAGCTAATGTGGGTGTACTTACGACTGGCTTTGACTATCCGGAACTTGATACGGTCGTTATGGCACGTCCTACAATGTCACTTGCCATGTGGTATCAGATAGTCGGTCGTGCCATCCGCCCGCATCCTTCTAAAGAATGTGGATGGATTGTGGATTTATGCGGTAACATCAAACGTTTCGGAGAGGTGTCGGATTTACGATTGTTTGATAGCGGTAATGGTAAGTGGGCTGTATTTTCTAACGGAAGGCAATTAACTAACGTGAGATTCTAAGACTATGGACGAAGGATTTTTGAGGCTAAGCCGCAGGTTTTTCTCGAATGAAATGTGGAATGAAGCCCGTACTTTTAGCAGTTGCGAAGCGTGGTTAGACTTAATTCAGTCTGCACGATTTGAGGCAACGCCCCGAAAGGAGAGTATCGGAGGTCGAGAAATCTCTTATTCAAGAGGTCAATATCCTGCATCCATAAGATTTCTGTCACAGCGTTGGAAATGGTCTGAAAAGAAGGTGCGTTCCTTTCTTGTGCATCTTAGAAAGAAAGGTATGATAACTGTTGAGTGCAATCAAGGAATGAACCTTATAACCTTATGTAAATATGAAGAATATAATCCAATGGGCACAACCAAGGGCACAAGTAAGGACACAGGTATTGAAAAGGAAATCAATGAATTAAGACAGGAATGGGCACAACTAAGGGCACAACTTGGGGCACAGCCCATGAACAACAATCTACCGCAATCCGAACTTTTACAAAAATCAGGGCACACAGAGGGCACAAATACAAAGAAAGAAGAAAGAGAGTATATAGATATATCTCTACATCAAAAGAAAGAAAATACTCCTGACGGAGTATCAAAGAAAGCCAAGCTTTCTTCGCCCTCCCCCTCTGAAAAGATTGATTACAGCGGATTGATGGAATACTATAATACCACATTCAAAGACAGACTCCAGCAGATAAGATCAATGACTGATGTGAGAAAAAAGGCTGTAAAAGCCCGGATAGCCCAATATGGGAAAGAGTCAGTGAGGAGTGTTTTCAATCTCATTCTTCAATCCCCGTTCTTACTTGGAGCTAATGACCGCAATTGGAAATGCGACTTTGATTGGATTTTCAAACAAGCAAACTTTACTAAAATATTGGAAGGAAACTATAATGGGACAAGACTTAGTAAAAATCAACAGGATAGCGAGCAGCGAAAACGTGATTCAGTTCTTGCAGTCGCTACAACCGTTAGAGAAGCTGCCGCAAAAAAGAGAAAGGAACTTGAAGCAGAGGGCGTTATTGAATAAATATCCCGATCCTGCACAATTCATTCTTGATTACAACCCTGATTTGCAGTTCAAACTTGTCAGATGTAATGCAACCCATTCAGAACTGGCGTTGAATGACAGCATTCCGAGTTTAGGGCTATTGTCTTCTACTTATGGGGATGAAACACCGATAGAATGGCTAAAGATACAATTTGGCTCATTGAATGACTTTGCAGAAGTTTCAACCAAGATAGCGAAAGAGCAACTTTCTGAACTATCGGAGATATTCCTTTCGGAGTATTATTATATAAATGCCGCTGAAATCTGTTTTTTCATAGCACGGTTTAAGTCAGGGAAGTATGGGCGGTTCTACGGTTCAATAGATCCATTGAAAATAACAAGTGCGATGCTGGACTACGTTTCTGAACGTCGGAAAGATATTGAACGGAAAGAGCGTGAACGATACAGAAACCAACGTGAAAAAGAGATAGAGGAGCGTGGAGATAACAGAATCTCTTATGCTGAGTACATTGAAATCAAGCACCGTGCTGATGCAGGAGATGAGGAAGCTAGAAAAATGCTGATATCACCATGAGAATAACCGTTTACTGGGTAACAAGAAATCCGGATGTTATCGTAAGAATCCGGAAAAAGTTCAATATCCCAAGTTATACTTCCGTGAACTACGAAACAGAATGTGAAATCAAGAATGAAGACTTTCCACTGTTAGAAGAAACAGAACGAAGGGGATTCATTCGAATTAGAAATAAGAATACACGATTATGCAAGGAACAGACAAACTGAATACGATAACCAACATCGTATTTGTCCTCACGGACGTTTTAGAAACCAACCTTCTAGAAATGCAGCAGCAATACAAGAAGGAAGGCTTTGAATTGCGGCACGATTCAAAAAGAAACTTCAACACAGCCATAGCCGCGATAAA